ATGGCTGCACGGAGCGGGGACGGAGCAGCGCGCGCGAAGGCCGGAACCCGCAGGATCGCGGCGCGAGCCCAGGCCGCCGCCTGCCGGCTGGCGCCGAACGGGGTCGCGACGATCGCGCGCGATGCGGTCGCGCACGCGTTCGACGAGATCGGCGGCGTGGCGGCGCTTGCCGAATGGGTGAAGGCGAACGAGGACAACCGCAAGATCTTCTACACGAGCCTCTATCCGAAGCTGATCGCGCTCAAGCTACCCGCCGCCGAGACAGAGGAGCCTGAACCGATCCATGAAATCCGGCGCATCATTATCCGTCCTTAAGATCGGCACCGCCGCGGCGTTCGATCCACTGCTGGCGCCGGCGCGGTACAAGGGCGCGTGGGGCGGGCGAGGATCGGGCAAGTCCCATTTCTTCGCCGAGAAATTGATCGAGGACAGCCTGTGCGAGCGGGGCCTGCTCAGCGTCTGCATCCGCGAGGTGCAGAAATCGCTGAAGGACAGCGCCAAGCGTCTGATCGAGGCCAAGCTCGCCGGGTTCGGCCTCGGCGAAAAGCAGGGGTTCAAAATCTATCGGGAGCTGATCCGGACTCCGGGCGACGGGATCATCATCTTCCAGGGCATGCAGGATCACACGGCCGAGAGCATCAAATCGCTCGAAGGCTTCCGGCGCGCGCTGGTGGAGGAGGCGCAGAGCCTGTCCGCCCGCAGCCTGGCGCTGCTGCGGCCGACGATCCGCGCGGCCGGCTCCGAGCTCTGGTTCGCCTGGAATCCGCGGCGGCGGATCGATCCGGTCGACGCGATGCTGCGCGGCCCGGAAATCCCAACGGGCGCGATCGTCGCGCGGGTCAACTGGTCGGACAATCCCTGGTTCACCGCCGAGCTCGAGCAGGAACGGCAGGATTGCCTGAGGATGAGCCCCGATCAGTACGACCATATCTGGGAAGGCGGTTATGCGAAGGTGACCGAAGGCGCTTATTATGCCCGGCAGCTCAGCGAGGCGCGGGCGGCGGGGCGGATCGGCCGCGTCTCCGCCGACCCGCTGATGACCGTGCGCGCGGTGTTCGACATCGGCGGGACCGGCGCCAAGGCGGATGCGGTCGCGATCTGGATCGTCCAATATGTCGGGCGCGAGCTGAGGTGGCTCGATTATTACGAGGCGCAAGGGCAGCCGCTCGCCACCCATGTCGGCTGGCTGCGCGCCAAGGGCTATGGCAATGCCTTGTGCGTGCTGCCCCATGACGGGGCATCCGCCGACCGGGTGCACGACGCCAGCTACGAAAGCGCGTTGCGGCAGGCCGGCTTTGCGGTCGTCGTGGTCCGCAACCAGGGCAAGGGCGCGGCGACGCTGCGGATCGAGGCGGCGCGGCGGCTCTTCCCCAATATGTGGTTCAACGAAGCGAGCTGCGCCGCCGGCCTGGACGCGCTGGGCGCCTATCACGAACGCAAGGACGAGGCGCGGGGCATCGGGCTCGGGCCCGCGCATGACTGGGCCTCGCACGGCGCCGACGCCTTCGGGCTCGGCGCCGTGGCCTATGAGGCCCCGATCGAGAAACGCAGGGCGAGGGATCGGCCGGTGATCGAGGGAGGATGGATGGGATGAGCCGCAAGCCGAAAGCCGATGCCGATGATGCCGATGCCGGCGGCGGCGAGCGCCTGATCGAGCGCGCGCGCAAGGATTATGAGCGCTGCCGCGACGCCTGGCACCAGAATCAGGAAAGCGCGCGCGAGGATCTGCGCTTCGCCAGGCTCGGCGAGCAATGGCCGGCCGAGATGGAGCAGCAGCGCAAGCGCGAGAACCGGCCCTGCCTTACCTTCAACAAGATGCCGGCCTTCATCCGCCAGGTCGTCAACGACGCGCGGCAGAACAAGCCGAGCATCAAGGTCCATCCGCAGGACAGCGGCGCCGACAAGAGGGTCGCGGAGATTTTCGACGGGCTGATCCGCAACATCGAGACCGCGTCCGACGCCGACGTCGCGACCGACACCGCAATCGAGCATGCGGTGGGGCAGGGGTTCGGCTTCTGGCGCTACAATCTCGCTTATACCTGCGACGATGCCTTCGAGAAGGACATCGTCGTCGAGCGGGTGGCGAACCCGTTCACCGTCTATGGCGACCCGCGATCGACCGCCGCCGATTCCTCCGACTGGGACGTGGCGTTCATCGTCACCACCCTGTCGAAGGACGAATATGAGCGCGAATATCCCGGTGCCGAGAAGACCGACTGGGACCATGATTTCCGGGACTGCCCGGAATGGCTGGACGGCGACGACGTCACCGTTGCCGAATATTGGACGCGCGAGAAGGTGCGAAGCGCGATCGTCGCGCTTTCCGACGGCACGATCGAGCGGGTCGACGAGGTCGAGCGCCGGGCGGCGGAGCTGGCCGCCGCCGGCATCAGCATCGTCGGGAGCCCGCGCGAGACCGAGCGCTGGAAGGTGCGGCAGCACATCATGTCCGGCGCCGAGCTGCTGAAAAGCGTCGACTGGGCGGGCAAATATATCCCGATCGTGCCGGTCTATGGCGACGAGGTGATCGACGAAAGGGGCAAGCGCTGGTTCCGCTCGCTGATCCGCGACGCCCGATCGGCGCAGCAGATGTTCAATTACTGGCGGACGACGACGACCGAGCTGATCGCGCTTGCGCCCAAGACGCCCTGGATCGGCGAGGAGGGCGCGTTCGACGCTGATCCCCATTGGGACACGGCCAACAGCGTCAGCCATGCCAGGCTCGAATATGCGAAGGGCTCCCCGCCGCCGCAGCGCCAGCCTTTCTCGGGTGTCCCCGCGGGGGCGCTGCAGGAGGCGCTCAACGCCAATGACGACATGAAATCGATCATCGGCATTTACGACGCGTCGCTCGGCGCGCGGAGCAACGAGACTTCGGGCCGCGCGATCCTGGCCCGGCAGCGCGAGGGCGACGTTTCCACCTTCCACTTCATCGACAATCTCAGCCGCGCGATCCGCCATGGCGGCCGCATCCTGCTCGATCTCATCCCGCTTGTGTACAGCAGCGAGCGGATGGTCAGGATCTTGGGCGAGGATCTGGCGCCGGCGGCGGTGAAGATCGCGCCGACCGGTCAGCCGGTCACCGAGCATGCGGACGAGAGCGGGCGGATCGTCGGCCGCATCTACGATCTCACCGCCGGGAAGTACGACCTCACCGTTTCCTCGGGGCCCTCTTTCACGACCAGGCGCGAGGAGGCGGCGATGCAGATGGAGAGCTTCATCCAGAAGGTGCCGCAGGCGGCGCCGCTGATCGGCGATCTCTATGCCGAGGCGCTGGATTGGCCGCTAGCCGGCAAGATCGGCGAGCGGCTGAAGCTGCTGCTGCCGCCGGAGCTGCAGGAAAGCGGGGGCGGCCAGCCGCAAATCCCGCCCGAGCTGCAGGGGCAGATCCAGCAGGGGATGCAGGTCATCCAGCAGCAGGGGCAGCAGCTTCAGCAGGCGCAGCAGCGCATCCAGGCGCTGGAGCAGGGCGCGGCGATGAAGGCGCGGGAGCTCGACCTCAAGGAGCAGGAGCTGCGGATCAAGGGCTTCGAGGCCGAAACGCAGCGCATCGCGGCGGGGCGGCCGCATTTCGGGAAGGCGCCGCCGGCCCCGACGGAACCGTAGCCGGGGAGGTGCATCTGCTTTTCACCGGTCGTGGATTCGCGAGGCTCCGGCGCAGGTCGGCGTCCGGTTGGCAGGTAGTGGGTGGACGTGGACCGCGTTGGATGCGGATAGCAAGCTGATCGTCTCCTATCTCGTTGGCGGGCGCGATGCCGAATACGCCATGTGGTTCATGGACGACCTAGCAGCCCGCCTCGCCAATCGCGTCCAACTGACCAGTGACGGCCACCGCGCCTATCTGGAGACCGTTGAGGGTGCATTCGGCGCGGACGTGGATTATGCGCAGCTCGTGAAGATGTACGGTCACACCATTGCCGCGCCGGGCCGCTACAGCCCCGCACAATGCACCGGCTCAAAGAAAATCCGCCCCGAAGGAAACCCCGATATCGATCACGTTTCGGCCAGCTACGTAGAGCGCCAAAACCCCACCATGCGCATGCACATGCATCGTTTCACCCGGCTGACCAATGCGTTCTCAAAGAAGGTCGAGAACCATGCCTACGCGGTCGCGCTGCACATGATGTATTACAACTTCGTCCGGCTGCACCGCACCCTTCGCGTCACCCCGGCAATGGCCGCCGGCGTCACTGACCGGCTTTGGGAGACTGGCGATATCGTGAAGCTGGTCGAAGCCGCTGAGCTAGCCCCGAAGGCGCGCGGGCCGTACAAGGCGCGCACAAAGTGATTTCGTTACCCCACACCTTCCGCGCGCGCGCGTAACGCAGCTTTTCCCGTGTTGATTTCGTACATCACTTGAAACGTGAATTCGCGTTCGCATATTGCAAACCATGCACAATGCGTTCAAAGCCGCAATTAGCCTATCCTGATTCTCACAGGATCGACCGCGTTAAGCTAAGGCTAACGGAACGCATGGTAGCTTCGTAAATTGAACTCTTAAACAGCCTTCCGTGCACCCGGGAGGCGTTTCGCGTGGAAAGGAGGGTGCATAATGACGACACAGCTGGAACACGCTGCCAACATGCTTTTCCCCTCTGAGGGGAACCAGGCGGCCAACATCAAGTTTTTCCGCGGGCGCTCTCGGCCCATCTCGGCCGAGAGGCTAGCGCAGCAATTTGTGCAAGCCGAGAAGCAAATCGCGACTGGCGCCACGGCCGTCGTCGATAACATCGACGATTGACTTAAAGTAACATCAAAGGGTAGCTGGCGGGTTCGTCAACCCGCTGGCTACTCCATGATTTTCAAAGACCTCTATCAATTCGCAGAGTCTCTTGAAACGCCGATCGTCTCGGTGAAAGAGTTGGCGCGTCGGGTTCAATCGCATCACGATGATGTCGGCGAAGTCACCTTCACCCCCGTTGTTCTCGATGAGAATACGACGCTCGGCTACATCGTTTATGGGTACGATCGAAGCAGCGCGTATGAAGAGCCGTTTCGCATTATGGGTATCCGGTACTCGGACAGCCTCAATAGATGCCATCGCCGATTCGTCTGCTGCAAAGAGCTGATGCATGCTTTTGATAGCCCCGCCGAGCGCACCAGCTCCAGAGATCGGTTCCTCCAGTTAATGCGCGAACTCGAATCGCCTCCGCTTGTCCGCTCCCCTATGCTCGACTCGGAAATCCAGGCGGAGTGGATGGCACTCTTAGCACTCTGCCCAAAGTCTCGGCGGGACGCGCTCAAGCTGGAATGGGAAGCGAAGGACAAATCCCCGAGGCAAATCGCTGAGGTGCTCAAGATTCCCGAAGCCGCGATCTCGGCCCTCATGGGCGATAACTATGATGTCGCTTACGCTCGCTTTGTCGCTGAAGCTTAGGCATCTGCCCTGAATTTTCAAACTGACCCACTACCGGTTGGCAGGCTGATCAGCTTCCTGCGTGGGACTGGTCCGCGCGGAACTTCGCGTCCCTATTGGCATTGACCCGCCATGCTGCTCCTCGCGCTCATCGTCGCCCAGCCTCCCGATACGACGAGGCCGCCGCCGGACATCGAGCTGAACGTCCACGCGACCATGCGCGAGGTCCGCATCAGGCAGCGGGGCGAGACCTCGCTCCAGGTCCATGCCACGCCCGATGCGAACAGCCGGGTGACGATCGCGAGCCCGGCCAATGCCCGTGCGGACGGCCGGAACAAGGTCGTGGACATTCACGCCGAGGCCCGAATCGCCGACCCCGCAACAAATTTGCCGGCGCCTGAAACCGCGACCCCAGACCGGCGTTAGGCTGTCCATAACAGGGAGACAGATATGCGCGCTTCGTTGACGGCCGCCGCCGCGGCCTTCGCCTTCGCTTCGCTCACCGCAACCCCGGCCCTGGCCCAACGGAACCCGCGCGACGCCGCGCCCGGGCCGGTCCAGAATTCCCCGCTGGCGATGCAGGCGATGCAGGGCAGCAGCCAGCCCGACGTTCTCCTCGACGTTCCCAATCTTTCGGTCGAGCAGCTCACCATCGACGTGAACAACCTCCAGCTCCATCTCGCGCTCGATGCCCAGCTCGCCAACCTGCTTCACCTGACCGCGGGCGCCGACGCGCGCATCGACAATGTCCGGATCGATCTGCGCGGGGTGCGCGCGCAGGCGACGTTGATCGTCCGGCTCGAAAATGTCCGCGCGATCATCGAACGGACGCTGCAGACGCTCGACAACAACCCGGCGATCGTCACCCAATTGCTGTCCACCGTCGACAATACGGTGAGCACGGTGGGCGGGGTCGCGAACAATACGGTGGGCGCGGTCGGCGGCGTCGCCAACAACCTGCTTCGCAACGGCCAGGTGCTGAACCTCGCGGCGGCCGGCCTCACCGAAGTCTCGCACACCGCCAATGCCGCGGGCCAGACCGTGCGGCAGGTGACGGACCGCGGCGGCCAGGCGCTCGAAGTGATCACCGACACCGCCAACCGGATCGTGTCCTGGCGCAGGGTGCCCCGCGCGCCGGCCGCGCCGCAGCCGCGGCGGCAATAAGGGCTGGGCGCGCCGGGCAGGCGCGGCAAGGAATGGATCCGCGGCGCCGGCATTCGGCCCCGGATCGCCATCGCGGTCGCCGCGTTCCGGTCGCGGGTGGGAGGACAATGCGCGGCTGACCGGCGCCGCCGGAGGGGGAATGGCCTAGGCGGGGAAGGCGCTTTGCTGCATCGCGATTTCGATTGCTTCGGTCTCGCATTCGTCGGCGAGCATGAGCAGCCCGGCCGCGGTCCGTGCGTCGGCGCCCGCGCGTTCCGCCTCGCGGCAATGGATCGCGCAATCGAGCAGCCGGTCGATCTCGCGTTCGGCGATCGACGCGGTTCGATCGGGTGGGGAGATCACCGGAAGCGACCAGATGATCTGGTTGCGAAGCATCTTTTCCTGATCCTCGAGCCCGGCCCGGTGCGCCGCCGCGCGCTTTCTCAACAGGCGTTCGAGCACGACCTCGCGGTTCTCGGGCGCTGCGTTCCCCGCCCGGCCCGAAGCCACCGCCTTCGAAAGTTGAAACGACATCTTCTTCATGCGTGACTCCGAGTCGAGCCACCCCGCACCCGTCTCGTAAGTCTGTGCGGGTTAAGGCTTTATTGAGAGCGATGCGGGAAAAGGCGGCCGGCGCCGGGGTCCGATGCGCCAAGGGGCACGGCGAATGAATTTCAAGACGATCCTGCTCCTCGCGGTCGCGATCGGCCTCTATGCGCTGAGCCGCTCGCTCGAGCTGCGCGGAGACGCCGCGCCGCTGGCTGCGCACGGCGTCTCCCCCGAACGCGCGAAGTTTCACATCATGGCGCTCGTCATGTTGCTCGGCGCCATCGGGTCATTCGTCTGTGCGGGCCTGGGCGCGTTCCGCAATCGGCACTTCTAGGCAGCGTGCTCGGATAGGCAGCATGCTCGGACGCGGTTGTCCATTCACCCGTGGCCGCGCCATTCCGAAGCGGCCTCCGTTCGTGAAGATGGCTCCGGCGGGCTGAGCAGGTCAGCCCGCCGGCGGCCGGCTCGCGGGCGCTACCTAGCGGCGATAATAACCATCGCCGTCATCGTAGCGGTCGTAGCGGTCGTAGCGCCTGTCGTGCCGATGGTGGCGCCGCCGGGAATCGCGATAGTCGCGGCCGTAATAGATGCTGTAGCCCGGCGCATAGGCCGGATAATCATAGGCGGATGGATAGGCGTAGCCATAATCGTAGGGCGAATAGCCATAGCCGTAGGAAGGCCCATAGCCGTAACCGTAGCCGCCACCGCCGATCGAGACGCTGACGCTGGTGTGGCCGCGATGATAGCGTTGCGCGGCGGCCGGGGACGTGGCGAGCATCATCGCACCCACAGCGCCGGCGGCGAGGAGCAGTTTCTTCATGACGAACCTCCGATCGGGCCGAACAGACACGCGGCCCATTAACCATCCAACGTCCCGGTCGACCGGGGGGTTGCGGAGATCGGACGAGGCGAAGGCTCAGCGCGGCAGGCGCATCGATCCGGCCGCCGCCGGCAAATCGCGCGACGGGCGGATCGGCAAGCCACGGCCGGATAGGCTCGGCGTATTGGAATCCGCGCTCGCCGCTTATATCGTCGCGAAAGGCGGGCCGCCCATCACTCCGGCGCGGTGACCGCGCTATGCCGCGCCGCCGCCACCGCCCTCGGCGAGCAGGGCGTCGACGTCCGCGACGAATTCGGGGATGAAGCCCACGCTTTTGGCGCCGTTCCACCAGGCGCCGCCGCGCGGGGTCTTGAGCACGTCGCACAGCAACGGGCCCGCCGTCGCCTCGAACGTCCCTTTCGGGAAGACGCCGCGCTGCGTCCGGTCCCAGATGTGAAACGCAGCCCAGGCGTTCTCCTGCAGAAACTGCGCCAGTCTCAATTGGTCGGCTTCATCCAGTTGCCTGCGTCCGTGCAGCCCGGCCGTCATCAGCTCGGCAAGGTCCCGATCGCCGACGATCGCCATGCGGATCACCGTCCACTGCGCCATCGTATTGTTGTGCTCGTTGCGCTGGAGCGCGCCGGTATTCTGCCGGATCTGCAGGCCGACGAAGACGAGCGAGAGGATCACGCCGACCGTGCCGAGGATCGTCGCCGCATAGGACAATTGCTCGAGCATCGCGATTTCGCCCCCCACAAGCCGCTGTCGCCCAGCTAGAGCATGCGGGATTCCAATGCCACTCCCTGGACGTTCACCGGAATCGCCGGCTTCGGAAAAGGCGGAGGGCTTCGACAGGCTCGGCCCGAACCGTTCGAAACAGCAGGCCCGGCCACCATGGCAGAACCCGCCGCCAACCGGCCCCGCCGGAGCGGCTTCACCCGCGTCGCGAGACGCCATTTTCCCGAAAGAAGGACATCATGACAGAAGAGAGTGCGACCAATCCGGCCGAGGGCGAGGACAATGTTCCGGCAATCCTCCCCGAGGCGCAGGAAGTCGAGCCGCAGGCCGTCGACAACGAGGCGGGCTTCGAGGGCGACGTGCCCGAGGAAGGCGACGAGATCGAGCATGACGGCCGGAAATATCTGGTCCCGAAGGCGCTGAAGCCGCTGCTGCTGATGCAGGCGGATTATACCAGGAAGACGCAGGAGGTCGCCGAGCAGCGCCGGGCCGTGACGGCCGAGCGCCAGGCTCTGCACCAGACCTCGCAGGCGGAGCTGGACGCTTATGCCCGCGCCACCACGCTCGGGCAGCAGCTCGCCCAATATCAGCAAGTGGACTGGCGGGCCTGGCACGACAGCGACCCGTTCGCGGCCTCGGCCGCGACCAGCGAATATAATATGCTCCGGGACCAGCATCAGCAGGCCATCGGGCAGCTTTCGCAGCTGCACGGACAGCGGACCTTTCACGCGCAGCAGGACATTGCCAGGCGCATGGAAGCAGGCCGGGCCGCGCTGGCGAAGGAGATTCCCGGATGGTCCGAAGACCTCAAGGCCAGGCTGATCGGCTTTGCCGCGGGCTACGGCTTCAGTCGCGACGAGCTCGACGACCTCGAAGCCGATCCCCGCGTCGCCAGGGTCCTTCACGCAGCCTTGAGCGGATCGAAGTCCGCGGAAACGGCAAGGAAGGTGCAGAACACGCTCGCGGCCCAGCAGGTCCAGCCGGCGGCATCGGTGAAGGCGCGCGGCGCCCCGCCGGCCGGGCTGGACGACCGACTGAGCGCCGACGAGTGGATGCGCCGACGCAACGCCCAGACCCGCAAATCGCGGGCCTGAGCATCACCCCAACGGATCCGCGCCGCGAGGCGCCGACCCTCCCTCAGATGGAATTTTCACTATGGCGAACACCCTACTGACTCCGACCGCGGTGACCCGCGAGGCATTGCGAATCCTCCACCAGAAGCTGACCTTCATCGGCAGCATCAACCGCCAATATGACGACAGCTTCGCCAAGGAAGGCGCGAAGATCGGCGACACGCTGAAGATCCGGCTGCCCAACCAGTACACCGTCACCAGCGGCGCCACCCTGGTCACCCAGGACACGTCCGAAACCTCGGTGTCGCTCCAGGTCGCGACCCAGAAGCATGTCGGCATGAACTTCACCTCGGCCGAGCTCACCATGTCGATGGACGATTTCTCGAAGCGGATCATCGAGCCGGCGATGGCCGTGCTTGCCGCCAATGTCGAAGCCGACGCGCTCGGCACGATGCGCAAGGACGTCTATCAGCAGGCCAACAACATAGCGGCGGCGATCACCTTCGCCAACGTGCTGGCCGGCCGGCGCAAATTGAACGACGCGCTCGCGCCGCCGGGCGACCGCACCGCGTTGCTCTCGTCGAACGACAGCGCCAATCTGGTGGACGCGCTGAAGGGCCTGTTCCAGGACGACGGCCAGATCGCGAAGCAATATCGCGAGGGCTATATGGGCCGAACGGCGGGTTTCGACTTCGCCGAATCCACCCATTTGTCGACCCAGACCAGGGGCGCCGGCGACGCCGCTTATGTGGTCAACACCTCGTCCGGTGTCACCTCGGGCTCCGCCACCATCGCGGTCACGGCCGGCACGGGTACGATCAGGCAGGGCGAGGTGATCACCATCGCCGGGATCGACGGCGTTCATCCGGAATCGAAGGTCGATACCGGCGTGCTCCAGCAGTTCGTGGTCACCGCGGATTATGCAGGCGGCGCCGGCAACATCACCGTTTCGCCGGTTCCGGTGACGTCGGGAGCGACCCAGAATGTCGTGATCAATTCGGCCGGCGCATCCAAGGCCGTGGTGATCGCCGGTACCGCCTCGACCAATTACGGCCAGTCGATGGTCTATCAGAAGGACGCCTTCACCTTCGCCACGGCCGATCTGGTCATGCCGAAGGGCGTCGATTGGGGCGCGCGGGAGGTCTATGACGGCATCTCGCTTCGCATCGTGCGCGATTACGACATCAACAACGATCGCCTGCCGACGCGGTGCGACATCCTTTACGGCTACAAGACGCTCCGGCCGCAGCTCGCCTGCCGCCTGGCGAACCTCGCCGGTTAGACGGGAGGGGAGAGGCCTCGCGGCCTCTCCCCCATTTTTACGGTCCCATGCGTCAAGGCGGCGCCCAGAACCGGGGCGACGAGAAGCCGGTCGCAAATTGGTTGGGTGGAGCTCGCCGCACATGGCGCCGGCCGGGTCGTTGCGCTACCGAGTCCCCATGCCGAAATATCGTCTCACGACCAGCAGCGCCGGGCGCTTCCTCACGATTCCGACCGACGCCTATGTCGGAAAATCGATCGAGCTTTACGGCGAATGGTCGTTCGGCGAGATCCTCGCGCTTGGGAAATTCCTCCAGCCGACCGACAATGTGATCGAAGTCGGCGCGAACATCGGCGCTCACACCGTCTTTCTGGCGCGCGATCTTTGCCCGAAAGGGCTCGTGCACGCTTTCGAGCCCCGGCGAGCGCTGTTCCAGCTCCTGTGCGCAAATCTGGCGCTCAACGACATGACCAACGTCTTCGCTCACCAGCTCGCGCTCGGCGAGGAGGAAGGGCTTCTCCTGGAAGGGCCGATGCCCGAGGATCGGACGATCAACGCCGGCGCATACACCCTCGGCGCGTTGCCCGGCTCGAGCGAGCGTATCCTGATCCGGCCGCTCGACAGCATGGCCGACGCGCTCGGAAAGACCGCCCTGATCAAGGCCGACGTCGAAGGCCACGAAATTGCGGTGATCAGGGGTGCCGCCGCGATCATCGCGCGCGATCGGCCGGCGCTCTATGTCGAGAACGATCGGCTCGAACAGAGCGAGGCCCTGATCTCGCACATCATGGGCCTCGATTACGACCTCTATTGGCACATCGTGCCGCTGTTCCGGCCTGAAAATCACGCTGGCACGGCCCAGAACATTTTCGGCAGCATCGCGTCCTTCAACATGCTGTGCTTCCCGAGCGAGCGCGCTGCCCGGGTGTCGCACTTGCCGAGGATCTCGGATCCGGTTGTCCATCCGCTTCGCCGCTAGACGCCGTTCGCCGGCGCCGGGCAGTCAACCAAACCCAGGAATCAGGCTGGAGCAGGCGAAGATCCATGGCGTCGCCGGCGCCGCGACTTGAGCCGCGGCGCCTGGCGCGGCCTAACCTTGCAGGTCGGCGCTGACCCTTCCGCCGTTGGCGGCGAGCTGCCTCATCGCGTGCCGGTGCAGCCACATGTTCATCTCGGCGCTGCCGTCCAGGGCGCCGGTATAGCCGAGCTCGTGGGCAAGCGCCTTGCGGTTGTCCAGGCTGGAATCGATATCGAGCAGCTTCATCAGATCGACGATCGACGTCTTGTAGTCGGAGGGCTGGCCCTTCTGCGCGGCGAGCCCCGCGAGCACGGCGTCGACATCCACCGCCTGGGCCGGCGCTGCCGCCGGCGCGGCCGGAGCGGCGGGCGTGCTCATCTGCGGCATCGCGGCCGGTTGGGCGGCCGCGGGCTGGGCAGGCGCCGCCTGCTGGCTGTGGCCGAAAATGGCGTCCCTGATCGCTCCGAAAATGCTCATGATGCTCTCCTTCGGCGAGGCCGGGATGGCCGCGCACGCAAACCGCACAACGTGCCGCCGGAGTCGCGGTTTCGCGGGACTTCGCGGGATATGAACGACTTACCCCAATCGAGGCCGGCGCGAGACGGCCCAGCTCCGAAACGGAAGGAACCGGCATGGCCACGCTCGACCAGCTTTATGCGCGCATCGTCCTGGACACGAACCGGGACGATATGGGCACCGGCGGCGAGCTGGAGCAGGCGAAGATCGACGCCGTCGCCGACGCGATCGAGGGCCATGCCGGCGAGCTGTTCTGGTTCAACCGCCTCGCGGGGGCCGCCGCGACCGTAGCCGGCGCCGCCACCCCTGCCCTGCCGGCCGGGATGCGGATCGCCGAGGTCGTGACATATCTCGGCAGGGCGCTGCGCAAGGTGCCGCTCGAGAAGATCCAGAAAGCCGAGAACAGCACGGCGCCGGTCACCGGGCCGCCATGCCTGTGGGCCGAGGATGGAACCGCGATCCATCTCTGGCCGATGCCGGACGCCGTCTATGCGCTTGCCGTCAGCGGCATCGCCGATCTCGGCGTCCCGGCGAGCTCGAATGCGTGGACGGTGGAGGGCTATCGGCTGATCCTCGCCGAGGCGAAGAAGATCCTGTGCCGGGGGCCGCTGCGCGATCCGGACGGCATGGCGCTCGCCGCAGACGAGGCGCGCGAGGCGCTGACAAGATTGCGGCGCGAGACCCGCCGCCGCGGGACGGCGCCGCTCGCCGCCGATCTTCCCGCGCCGTCCGGCTTTTCCATTCTCGCCGGCTGATCGGGGGATGCGCAACTTCTTCGAGCCCACCGCATCGTCCGCCTGGCTGCGGCAGGTGCTGACTTCGGTCCGCGCCGCGCTGGGCGACATCTGGCCGGCGCCGCTGCGGCTCAAACACTATGCGGCCGCCGATCTGCCGGCCGCGGCGGATTTTGCGCAGGGCCTGGCCTGGAACGCGACGGTTTCGCGGGTGACCTATTCGGACGGGGCGGGGTGGCAGCAGCTTCAGGCCTGGGATTCCACCCTGGCAGGGCTGGCGGCGCTGGACGCGGCGGCGGGAATCGTCGTGGAAACCGCCGCCGACACCTTCACCAAGCGGTCGCTGGCGGCCCCGGCGGCGGGCCTGACGATCGCGAACCCGGCGGGGACTGCCGGCAATCCGACCTTCGCTCTCGCCAACGATCTCGCCGCGCTCGAGGGGCTGGCGGGCAACGGCATCGCGGCCCGAACCGGAACGGATGCCTGGGCGGTGCGCACGATCACCGGCCCGGCCGCCGGCCTTTCGGTATCGAACGGGAACGGCGCGGCCGGCAACCCCACCCTGGGCCTCGCCAACGACCTCGCCGCGCTGGAGGCGCTGAGCGGCACGAGCACGATCTACTATCGCTCCGGCACGGATACGTGGTCGGCGGTGACGATCGCCGGCAATCTCGGCTTCTCCGCCGGCACTTTGGGCTCGGCGCTCGGCACGGCGGCGACGAAGGACAGCGGGACATCGGGGACGAAGGTTCCCTTGCTGGACGGCGCCAACACCTGGTCCGCCAGCCAGGTCTTTTCCGCCGGCGTGCGGCAGAGCGGCACCGCGATCCTGGCCATCGAGAACAGCGCCTCCGCTCTGCCCTCGGGGCGCACTGGCCCGGGCATCGAGCTCGGCATCGCCAGCGGCACCGGCCTGCTGCAGGCGTATGATCGAACCGCCGGGGCCTATATCAACATCACCTGGAGCGGCGCCCAGCACACATTCCAGACTAGTGGATCGACCAGGGCGACCTTGACCTCCGGCGCGCTCAACCTCGCGTCGGGCGTGGCGCTGCAGGTGAACGGCGCTCAGGTCGTCGCCGCCCGCATCGCCGGCTGGGCGGCGGCGACCAACAGCAAGAGCAGGGCGACGTTCGACACGACCACGGTGACGACGGCCCAGCTCGCGGCGCGGCTCGGCCAATTGATCGACGACCTGATGGCGCACGGGCTGATCGGGACCTGATTCAGCTTGCCGCAGAAAGGCGGGCGGGGCAGAATCGGGGGATGAAGGTCGCGATCGCCGTTCCCTGCCACGGGGACACCAAGGCATGGTTCACGGAGTCGCTGGCGCGGCTCACGGCCGCCACGATGAAGTCGTCGCGCGGGCTGGAGCTGGAGACCTTCATTTGCAAGGGCTCCCGGGTCCATGAGGTGCGGAACACGCTGCACGGCTGGGCGATCGATTGGGGCGCGGACCATGTTCTCTGGGTGGACTCCGACCAGACCTTCCCGCGCGACGCACTGTTGAGGCTGCTGCTGCACAAGCGACCCGTCGTCGGGGCGAATATCAGGTGGCGGACGGAGGAGATTATCCCGACGGCGCTGATCGAAGGCGCGGACGGCAGCCTGACGCCAGTGGATACCACTCCTGAAAAGGCCGCATCTGGAATTCTGGAGGAAGTCGCCAGCATGGGCCTCGGCTTCTGCCTGGTCGATATGGCGGCGGCGAAAATACAGGATCCGCCCTTCGCCATGGTGGAGGGTGGAGAGGACCGCCACTATTTCGGCAAGCTGCGACAGGCCGGCGTGAAGCTCTACGTCGATCACGCCTTGTCCATGGAGGTGGGGCACATCCACGAAACGATCCTGACCTTTCCGCGCTGAGTCTGTCGGGCGGCACGCCCGACCGGGGAAAAAGCCTGGCGGGAGGCGCGGGTGGGAAGGAGCCTAGGAGCTCGCCTGCCTCGCCTGCTCGAACCGGGCCGCGACGTCGTTGGTATAAACATGCTCGACGACATGCCCGATGTGCTGCGAGAGGTCGTGATCGATGTGGATTTCTATCCCGGCGGCGCGGATGCGGCGGCAAAGGTGCATGTCCTCGCCGGGCCATTTATCCTGCGACGGGTCCGCGGCGAACAAGGGCGTGCCGAGCTCCTTCAAGACGGACGTGCGGATCATAGTGAAGCCCAGGCCGATGAAGTCGACGGGGACGAGGCCGGTCGCGCCCGCGGGGGAATAAACCGGCTTTCCATTGGCGCCGGCGGTCGGGAAGGGCGGCGTTGAGCGGGTGGGGCAGTTGGCCGCGACCATCGGCAGTTCGTGCGCGGCCAGGGCGATCAGTGCGCCATCCGGGAACTTCATGTCGGCGTCGATCCACAGGCAGTAATCGGCGCCCCATTCGATCGCCGTTCCTGCCAGGAGATTCCGGTTCTGGATCAGGTGCCCCTCCGCGAGCCGGTAGAGGATTTCGATATCGGGCCGGTCCCGCGCGGTGCGCAACAGCATGTTGCCGAGGCTCTGGGTGTAGAGCGCGCGGGGCGAACCATGGACTGGCGTAAGGACGGCTACTTTCATTGCTGAATCCTATCACCCGAGCCTGGCTTGACCAAGAGGGCCTGACCTCCTGATTCAGCTTGCCCGGAGGTGACCGGAGGGGCAGTGTCGAGGGATGAAAATAGTAATCTGCACACCACACAATGGCGAGACAAAGGCGCCATTCACGCATTCGCTCGCGCGGCTTCTCGTCTACACTGGCAAAGTGGGCGTTCCGGGCCCCGCCGGGAGAATCCGGCCGGATCTGGACTTCGTCATGATAGGCGGCTCAAACATCGCTAACAACCGGATCAACCTAGCTGAAATCACGGTCGAAGCCGAGGCCGATTATCTTCTTTGGCTCGACTCGGATATGGCGTTTCCACACTACGCGCTGGAGCGGCTCATATCTGCCAATCAAGCCATTATCGGTTGCAATTATGGACGCCGGGACAACCCTACTGGACCGACGGCTTTCACGAAGAAGAATGGCAAGCCTGAGCCCGTTTGGACGACTGCTGAACTCGCCGAAGAGGGTCTTGTCGAGCGGGTGCACAGTTTGGGCCTTGGTGTCTGCCCCATGGCCGTTCCCGTATTCCAGAAAATCGAGCGGCCGTGGTTTGAATGGGGACCAGACGGGGAAGACGGCTATTTCTTCGCCAAGATCGCAGATGCCGGAATCCCCGTCATGCTTGACCACCGGCTCTCATGGGAAGTGAAGCATATCACCTACGCCGAGATTACAAACGCGCACACCGTCAATGACAGAGCGGAGTGGCTGCAAGCTCAGGCGAAGGTGCGAAAACACGGGTAGGCAGCAAGGAGGGCTCGATGGCGGATTTAACCTTCGAGCTCAGTCTTCCCTCCGGGATCAATAGCGACGACACGACTTTCGGCGCGACCGGCTTGTGGGCAGACGCGAACAATGTTCGCTTCCGCGAGGGTAGGCCGGAGACGATCGGAAACATCTTCTCGAATCTCTACACCGGCTTCGGAGGTAGCGTCACCGCGATGCTCGGCGTGACCCGGCCTGATGCAAATTATCTATATGTCGGCAGCTCCAACAAGCTATGGGTTGGTGTCGGGATTCCTACCGGATCGCTCAGCTTCTCCGACATCTCACCCGTCCCGTCGGGGGCGGGTGGCATTTGGTCCCTGCAAATGTTCGGCTCGAACTTGCTCGCCTCTCAGTCAGGCGGCAAGCTACACCAGCATACCGGATCGGGAGTCGCCACGGCGGTCACGGAGGCGCCGGCTTGCATCACCTGCATGATCGTCAACGGGAAGCGCCAAGTGCTCGCCCTTGGGTGCAACGAAGTCGTGAGTGGTACCTTCAACGGCCGGTGCATCCGCTGTTCCGATTTGGAGGACTGCAGCTCGGCCGGAAGTTGGATCCCAACGAGCGCGAACAACTCCGATGAAATCATTCTTGATGGCGACAGCGACATTATGAGCGGTTGCACGCTTGGCGATTACGAAATCGTCTGGACGAGCAACGCAATGTTCCTCGGGCAATTCATCGGTGACCCGGGCCAGACTTATCGTTTCGAGAAGGTGGCTGACGTCGGGATCGTGGCCCAGAAGGCTTTCGCGATCACACCCGGCGGAGTCTACTTTCTAGGGTCGGATTTCCGACTCTACGCTTGGGCCGCTGGCTCGCCGCCGGCGGCCGTCGCATGCCCCATCTTCACGGACTTCTTGACCAACGCGGATCACGGATATGTCGAGCGCAGATCAATCGTGCTCGGCTATTTAGCCAGCTTCGGCGAGGTGTGGATATTTTACCCCGACGCACGCGATGGCGAAGCCTCGGGCGTAAATACGCGGAATATAGTCTTTTCCATCCGGGAATCGGAGGCTGTTCAGCGCCCGGTTTGGTCGCGGGGGGACATCGGCCGCACATCGGTCCTGGACGGAGGCGCCCTGCACTCGATCCTCCCGAGCTGGCCCGCGGCAACATTGATGGGAGATGAAAGCGGCAACATCCATGCCCATGAAGTAACCAGCACGGCAGGAGCCGCGCCGGCGTCGTTTGTCCAGACATCTGACCAGTTCATCGACCAGGCCCGGCGCCGCGTGATGGTGAAGGGGGTGAAGCCAGATTTCGAATATCTGACCGGCTTTGGAGGTGGTAGCGGCATCGTATCGCTCACTTTCAATCTTCGTGATTATGCCGGCGGTGCCTGTGTGGCGACCAAGGGGCCTTACAGCCTAACGATGCAAGCCTCCGGCTATGTCGTCAACGGGACCACTCTGAACGGCGCGACAACCGTGGTCTTGAAGGACGGAACTGGCGCCATCGCTGCGGGCCGGGCCGTCACGTTCGGGGGTGTGAACGAGTGGGCCAACGGCGCTGACACCGGATCGCTTCGGCGATTCACACTCGCCTCGGATTTCGGCATGAGCGGCGGGGCCATCACGCTGACCGAGCCGATGGTCAGCATCGGTGCGGGTCGGAATGTGGTCTCGCTTCCTGCCGACGATGCCGCGGTGACGGTACTAGGAACTGCAGGAAAACGGAACTTTCGCGCGTCGGGCAAGCTCCTGTCGGTGAAATTCTCCGGCGCGGAGAAAGCCCGCTATCGCCTTGGCAAGCCGCTCTTCGACATCGTTCCTCTCGGCGAGAGATGATCCGTCCGATTGCGGCTTGCCGTCGCTTCCGTCGTCACAATCGGAGGCGCTAGCTCGTCGTGAGTGGGGTGCTGGCTGCGACACGTGCCGCGACCTCATTCGTATAGGCGAAATCGCCGATGTGCATGATGCTCAGGGAGGCGGCGTGGTCCACGAAGATGCGTTCCCCGCCGGCGCGTATCCGCTCGAACAGATATTCGTCCTCGCCCAGCCCCAGCCTGTGTCCCGGCTTTATGTGGAAGATCGGATCGCCCAGCGCACGTAATATGCGGGCGGCGATCAGGCAGAAGCCCAGACCCATCGTCGTCACTTCCTCGATCGGCGTCGCCCTCGCGATCTCGGGCGTGGTGAAGACGTTGACGAAGCGGCCGGGCGCTTCTTCCCGGAACACCGTGGTTCGCGGCGGCGGTATCTTGGTCGGGCAGTTGCAGCCGACGACCGGAAGGTCCCGGCCGATCAGGGAAACGAGACTGGTTTCCGAAAAGGACGTGTCGGCATCGATCCAGAGTATGAAGTCCGCCCCCCAATCGAGGGCATCCTTCGCGAGCAGGTTCCGGTTGTGGATCAGATGACCCTGGGCGAGACGCGGCCGCACGATGAGATCCGGCCGGTGCTCGGCGATATAAGCCAGCATCGCCAGCAGGGAGCGCACATAATCGGTCTTCGGGTCGCTGAAGACCGGGGTGCAGATGGCGACCTTGGTTTGGGCTGGCATGGGCGTGGCGCGTTTTTATCCTGGAAGCCGGGTCGGCCGGCCCCACGCTAACGGCACGCCCCTGAACAAGCCAGCGGCCAGCCGTCTCGAGGCCGCGGCATTAAAGGGATTCCAGACAAGATGACCTGTCCCGACTTGGCGGGCTACCGCCGCTTTCGCGATCGCTTCGCGGAGGCGATGGACCCCGCTTTCTATCCGATCGACCATCTCGACGCCCTGATCCTTTCGGGGCGGGCGCGGCTCTGGGTCGGCGCGCAGGCGGCGATCGTCGCCGAGATCCGGGATTATCCCGGCGGCGCGCGGGCCGTGCACGGCCTCGTCGCGGCGGGGCGGATCGGGGAGATCGAGGCGCAGCTCATTCCCTTGGCCGAGGCCTGGGGGAAGGCGCTGGGCTGCACCTGCGCGATCGTCGAAAGCCGCCCCGGCTGGATGCGCGCGCTCAAACCCTATGGCTACGCCCCGCACCAGGTGGCGCTCAGGAAGGAATTGCGGCCTTGATATTCTACCACCCTAAGTGGGCATCGTCGCTTGCAGACACGCGTCGCGGGATGTCCGCTACGGGTGGGAATCGGACGTTCAAGGTTTCCGCTCACAACGCTGCCTCTAGGCGGGAAGCGGCCTTCAACGCGCATTCTGCGACGGCAACCTTCGCACACGACCGCCAAGCAACTAATTCAGCAGCAAACTCCGCACTCCGCACTGCAATTGGCGACGCAGCTGATATCCTCTCCACGTCGCCACATTACCGGTAGCGCTTTGCTGTTAATCTTTTGATTCCTTTTCCTGAACGTGACCTTCAGGTTATCTTCACTAGACATCATATCTTCAGGCAATGGCACCATGCCCTCGTCAGTATGCATGTGCGGCAATGCCACTCCCAACCCATACTTGCCAAGTTGTCTAAGAATCTCTTGCACTTCTCCTGTATTTACCGCCCTCACAGACGCCTGCAGATCCGGATGAAATGAAGCGATAACGTCTTCGGGCACCAGATTGACCTGTGTCGTCATGCTCATCTCCTTCATGTTCCCGCGACTACTATGATTTCGCATACAGTCACCCTTTTTCTAATACCGGAGCGTGTGCGCTCTGCAAACAAGAATCTGGAGCGGTCACCTGTCTGGGCTATTACCGGAGCACCCATGCAAATGTCCGGTTTTCCCAGCTGACCGAGGTGCGATCTTATGGCCGTAAGCGGGCGCAGGCCGCGTCTCCGTGAACGGCCGAAATGGGTCGAAAGCGGACCTCGGCTACGGGTGGAAAGCGGACGCTCGCGCAGAGCCCGCCAAGGGGTGGAAAGCGGCTCACGACGCCAGGGCCGGGCGGTTCTCCCGCCAATGACCGAGCCGCAGCGGCCAGCTGGCCGGCCGTGCCCGGTGCCGTCATAATCGTCCTGGTCCGCGAGGCGGGCGGCTTCGTCACCGATTATCGCGGCGGCGGCCGCATGATCGAGCGCAACGAGCTCCTCGCCGGCAACGCCCACCTTCATTTGCGGCTGCGGAAGCTGGTGGTGAAGGCGCTCCTTCAGCTGCGTCGGGTCAGGTGGCAGGGCTGATCGGTGCTGCCCGCCACCGGATCGACCAGCGCGTGGGTCGCGTCGATGATGTGAATGACGGCGGTTGCCTGCAGCGATCCCGTCCCGATCGTGACGGTCGCGCCCGCCGAGCTGACGTTGCTGTAGCTGGCGGCATTCGACGGCTGGCCCGCGTCGGGAGCGCGGAAGATCGCCTGGGTGGGTGTGAACTCGATGTCCCTGAGGTCGACCAGGCAGTCGTCGTCGATGCCGTTCCAGCGGCCGAGCAGGGGATTGCCGCCCGTCGGCAGGCCGGCGGTCGTCGCGGTAACCGTCGTGGCGTTCGTTGTCGTGGACACGGCCGCGTTGCCGGAGTTCGCAGCGATGCTGTTGGCGTTGGTCGACGTCTGCGGCGCACACGCGGCGGCGAGCGCCGGGAGCATTATCCAAACGGGCCTCATCGACAATCCTCCATCAAATGGGTGGCGTTGGGCTCCTGGGGCGTTGCGGCTGGCCGGAGGGCCCTCATCGCCCGTCCTCCGGTTCGTCGCGAATTGGTACCATCGTGTGCGAGGCGTGAGAAGGGGCTCGACGAAGGTCCGGCCGCGCTCGCTCTGCCTGGGACCTGACGACGCGACACCTCCCAAGCCGTTCGAGAACGGTTTTCACCAGGTGGCATCGCGGCGAATTAGACTTGCAGGCTCGATGGCCGCAATGGGTGGATAGCGGACCGGCCGCTTACGGGTGATTAGCCGGGGATAGCCTCGGCCTGGAAAGCGATCGATGTTCGGGGTCGCCGGCGTCTGACGTCGTCTGCTATTGAAGCGGAAAGCGATCGCGGAACGGAATGGCTACGGCGCATCTTGTGTTCGGCTTCTTGGGATCGGGAAAGACGACGCTGGCCAAGAGGCTTGAGCGTCAACATAGCGCTGTTCGCTTCACGCCTGATGAGTGGATGGCGCAGCTATTCGGCGAAGACCCGCCCGCAGACACGTTTCAGGACAGGGCAGCTTCAATCCTCGATATCATGCAGCCTCTTTGGGTTCGCTGCCTATCGCTGGGTCTCGACGTTGTGCTCGACTACGGTTTCTGGTCCCGCGCTGAACGGGATCGCGTGCGGGTCGTGGTGGGCGCTATCGGGGCTACCCCCGTATTGTGGTCCGTGAGCTGTTCCGACGACGAGGTCCTGAAGCGCATCGCGCTAAGAAACGAGGCTGCTCACCGAAGCCTTTATATCGCTCCTGCCACCTTCGAGCTGCTCAAGGCACGGTTTGAACCTCTTGATGTGGACGAGCCCCATTCGGTAGCCTGAAAGTCGGAGATTGGGCGACTGCCGACGGGCAGCTTTTCGCTTGTGGCGGGGACCGCAATCATACAATCCGGTTGCACTTCGGCCATCGTGCAACAGGGCCCTAATGTCCGCGCTGGGTCGTTTCCAGACACCCGACGGCAAGGCCTGAAGGGCAGGGCCGGCAACGGCTTTTTCCCCGCCGCCTCCGAAGCCGCCAGGCTTCTGCCGTCGCTCGATGCCATCAACCGAACCCACACAGGGCGGCCCGCGGGTCGCCCTTTTTCATGAAGGAACCCCCATGGGCCTCAGCTCCTCCAAGACCAAGACCACGTCGAACACGTCGCAGAACACCAACCAGACCGAGAACGCCACGACCACGCCGGTCACGCCGGATTGGCTGAGCCAGGCGGCGCAGGATTATGTCGGCCGGATCGGCGCGTTCGGGGACATGGATCCGAACGGCTTCGTCGCGCCCGCCGCGCCGCTGCAGCAAATGGCCTGGCAGAATGCCGGCAGCCTCGGCGATTGGCGCGGGCAGGCGGCGACCGCCTCGCAGCTCGCGCTCGGCGCAGGGCAAGGCGGAGCGAACCTCGCCGGCATTGGGGCAATGCGCCTTGCCGCGCCGGGCCTCCAGCCGGCGGCGCAGATGAGCGGCGGCGGCTCGGCGCAGACGGCAAACGCGCTCGGCGGGGGCAAGATGATGCCGGCACACAGCAGCAACATGCCGCGCCCGCCGGCGGATCAATCCGCGCCCCGGAACGCATTCAGCGGCGCGCAACAGCCCCAGCAGCAAGGCCCGGCCTTCACCTATGACGCCCCCCACGTCCGGGACGTCACGTCTCCCACCGTCTATGGCGCGGCGCAAACCAGCTTTGGCAACGCGCCCCAGGCCGGCGGGCAGGGCTATGCCGCGCCGCAGCTCGGCAATGCGAACCTCGTCGGCGGGCAGGGCTATTCCGCGCCCCGGCTCGGGCAGGCGGGAAGCTATGCCGCCGCGCGCGCCGCCGCTCCGATCGGGGCGGAGACGAGGAGCTACAACCCGGCCCTCGCCACGCCCGCCGGCATTGCCCCGACCGCGGACGCATTCGCCTCCAGCGCCGGCCCGTCGAGCATGTTGGACAATCTCGGCGCCTATCAAAATCCCTATACCGATCGGGTCGTTCGAACGACGCTCGCCGATTATGACGACAATGCCGCCCGGCAGCGTGCGGCCCTGGAGGCGCAGGGCGCGCGGACCGGAGCCTTCGGCGGCTCCCGCTTCGGCATCGCCGAGGGTCAGCTTGGCGGCGATCTCGCGCGGGGCCGGGCCACGCTCGAGGCGGGCCTGCTCGATCAGGGCTTCAACGCTGCCGCCGGCCTTTCGCAATATGACGCGACGAACCGCCAGCAGGCCGGCCTGTTCAACGCCCAGAACCGGACCGGCGTCAGCCAGGGCAATGCGGCGGCGGCGAACAATCGGGCATTGGCGCAGGCGGGCATGGTCCAGCAGACGAACCTCGCCGATCAGGATGCGATGAACCAGAGCTCGCAGTTCGGCGCCGCGGCTTATAACGCATCGCAGGGCCAATATGCCGACGCCGCGAACCGCGCCGCGCTGGATTATGCCGGGCGGGCCGACAGTGCGTCTCAATTCGGCATCGCCAATCAGCAGCAGCGGGATCTTGCCCAGGCGGGCTATGAAGACAACGCGGCCCGCTACGGCGCGGATTCGTCGATGCAGGCGGCCCTGGCGAACCAGGGCCAGCTCGGCCAATATGGCCTTGCCAAGGCGGAGCTCAGCGCCGACGCGGCCAAATATGGCGCCGAGGCCGGAAACCAGGCATCGCTCGCCAATCAGGCCCTTGCCGGCCAATATGGCCTCGCCCGGTTCGGCGCCGACACCCAGAACGCCCAGAATTACGCGCAGGCCCGCAATGCATCGGGCCTGGCCGGTTATCGGGGCCAGCTCGGCAACGCCCAGCTTCAGGCGCAGCTCGCGGCCCAGGCCGGGCAATATGATGCGGGCGCCAACAACCAGATGTCGCAATTCAACGCCTCGCAGCAGGACGCGGCGCTCCAGCGCCGGCTTGCGGCCGCGGGGATGCTCGGCGGGCTGGCGAACGATTACGGCGCCGGCACCCGCGCCGATCTCGGCACGATGACGCAGCTCGGCGACCAGCAGAGAGCGATCGAGCAGGCCTATGCGATGGCGGGCCCGGCGCAGCTCCAGTTGATGGGGCAGCTTTCGGGGATGACACCCTACGACATTCTCGTCGGACGCAACGTCAACGGCACGACCAACGGCACGCTGACCGGGACGGGCACGCAGACCGCCAGCCAGACGCCGAGCATGTTCAGCTCGCTGCTGCAGGCGGCGCAGGCCGCCGCGGCGTTCATCCCGCCGTCGGATCCACGCCTCAAGCGCGGGATCGAGAAGATCGGCGCGCTGGCGAACGGGCTTGGCCTCTATTTCTACAATTATCTCTGGGACGGGCACCGCAGGCCGCGCGTCGGCGTCATGGCCGACGAAGTCGAGCGGATCGTCCCCGAGGCATTGGGGCCGGCTTTCTTCGGCTTCCGCACCGTCGATTACCGCCGCCTCGGCCTTGCGCATCTGGTGGAGGCGTAAATGGGCGCCGGATTCCTCGCCAGGCTCGGCGCGAAGCTTCCCGCCGGCAATTCGGAATGGGCGCAGCTTGCCAATTTCTTTCCCGAAGGCGGCGCCGGCACGCCGAAGGACGAGCCGAAGGGCGAGAAAGGCCGGCATTTCGACGTCGCCTCGATCCTCTCGGCGCTGCAGGGGCTGGGCGGCGGCAATGCGCCGCCGCAGATCCCGCCGCCCGACTGGATGCCGATGCCGCGCCCATCGGCGATGATGGCGGACGTGCGCAACGCGCCACGCCTCGCCCAGCGCCCGCTCATGCCGGCGCCGGACTGGATGCAACCTTATCTTTGGGGAGTTCGATAAATGTCTTCTTTTCTTTCCGGCATCGGCCGCGCGATCCGCGCCCCGGGCCTTGGCAACCGGCTGCAGGCCGCCCTCGCGACCGCCGGCGGCGACACCGGCGCGATCCAGCGGCTGCGCGCCCTGCAGTTGCAGCAAGCCGAATTACAGCGCCAGAACGACGCGCGCGACGCGCAGGTGATCGGCGCCAAGAATATGGGCATCGGCAACGATGCGATCGCGGCGACGAACTCACAGGACCTGTCCTGGCTGGCGCGGCAGCGCGCCGCCGCCCGCATGTTCGGCGGCGCCGCCGATCCGGGCGGGGGGGAGGGCGACGACGTCGGGACTTATCCCGTCGACGCCGCGCCGCAGCCCGCGCCGGGAAGCGCGGCTCCGATCTTCGCGCCGCCGCCCGGCGCGCCTCCGTCCCGCACAACCTTTGCTTCGGCGCCGCTTCGCTTCCAGCCCCCGCCGGGCTTCCCCGTGGGCGCGGCCCAGTCGGGAGCGGGTCTTCGGACAGCGCCCTATTCCGGTGCGCATTGGGCGCAGTTGGCAGCAGCCCGCGGCATTCCACGCGCCACTAGCCATGCCCAGGCCGCCTCGCTGCCAAGAGGCAGCCGTTTCCTCGCACCCGATGGCTCGCTCAGGGAGATCGTGTAATGCCCCAGAATTGGTGGGAATTGTTTCCCGAAGTGCAGCCCTCGCCCGCAACCCGTCCTCGCCCACTGCCCGGGCCGGGCGGAGCCATGCCTGGCGCCGCAATGGCGCTCCAGCCGGATTTGCCGGACGCGTCGCGCGATTCGGGACAGAAGCTCATCAGGGCGTTCGATCCGGCCTATTTTTCCGGAGGCGAATTCACAAGCGCCGAACTTCCTGCTCGCGCGCCGGTTCAATCATCTTTTTCCAGCGTTGACGGCGCGGAGGCCATGGGCCGCAATTCTGTCCTTCAAGTGGGGGCGGCAGCGATCCAGCGCCGGGCCGGTCCGGACGCCGTTCGCGCGCGCCTTCATGAGATGGGTCACACCGAACTGGATACGCCGAGCCCCTTTTCGGACCTGATACCGGATGGGGGGGAGACGCCTGGGATGACCGGTGCCTCGGGCATGCCGTTGCCGGCTGAACGGCAGATCAGTCAGGAGGGCGGTTTGGATGAGAGCTCGTATCCGGTCCCCAACCCGCAACAATATCGCGGCAATCTGCAGCGCCGTTCGGACCCGATGATGGCGCCTCAGAAGGCCGGCGGCGCTCTCAAACACCCTCAGTCAACGGTGTGGGGTCAAGTAAATGATCGAGTGAACGAGATTGCGCGAGCCGCTTTTGGCCTCGTCAATAACCCTTCACGAGCGGCTCTTACGCCGTGGCAGCGTCGCCGCCGAGCAGAGAACGAGGCGGCTCTGAACGATCCGAGAATAAGGGCGTTCCTGGATATGATTTCCTTTTCCGAGGGCAATACCAATTACGGCAGCCTCTTCGGAAACCATCACCAAACATTCACCGATAGATCCACGCATCCTGGCAACCGTGGGGAAAATTTTCACGGGCGACCAGGTGGCGCATCCGGGCGATATCAAATTATGCCAAGAACATATCAAGATCTCAACGCGCGTCTAGGTCCATACACCATGTCTGATGCGGATCAGGATTTCATGGCGATAGAGATTATCAGGGAAAGGGGGGCGCTGCCCCTTATTATGTCCGGCCGTCTTGATGAGGCCATCTCAAGGCTCGGCAGAAGCCGTCAGTGGACGTCTTTCCCATTTCTGGAAAACGGAACTTGGCGCCGCAATCCGTCTAACCAATTTACTCGAAATATAGAGGATTTGAGGGCGCGCTATGCCGAGGCGCTAACCCGGAATCAACGCGAGGGCCTCGCTGCGGCAGGAAGGCGGGTGACGCGAAACTGACGTGCCGGCTTGTGTGAACAATTCTGGAATGTTGCTGTCGCCCGCGAGACTATCCGGGAGAATTTGCGCTGTCCCTAAGCGGCTGATGCATTCGTAGCCGATGGAGATTTGGAACCGGTCACGCGCACCATGGAATTCCGCCTGGTCGAGCATATTACACTAGCATTGCGTGCAAGATTGCGATAGATGTTCCTGATGTGTTCCGGCATCTTGGGACGAAACCTCGTTTCGTGTTTGACCGAGGGCCATCAAAGTGTCTGTCAGCGCAGAGGCATGTCAACATGGGCCATTTCATTCTCCCCAAGCATAGCATTCCCTCTTACCTTACTTGGTGGAGTGCGGCTGTGGTGCTCGCTCTGGTAATCCCCACCAGCAGTGCGCGAGCGATGCCGGATGATGATTGGTGCCGAATCACCGGCGACCAGAGGTTCGATCAGATAGATCGAGACGGCCTCGTCAGAAGGGTAATCGCACAGCATGACTGGGTTCGCGTTCGGCGCCTCTTCAGCTTGAATTATCCACTGCCAGCGGAACTTAGAGGGCCGGACCGAGCCCGCGCTCTGCATGAGCTCCGCTCGGTTCAGCTCATTGGCGCCTCGGCGCGGGGGGACCTGCACGCCGTGAATCGCCTGCTGGCGGCGGGCGCGGACCCCAACGCGGAGGGCGAGAGCGACTATGTCGCAACGCCGTTGGCGCTGGCGGCGCTGTGCGATCGCCCGACGGTTGCATGGCGCCTCATTCGGGGCGGGGCGCGCGTCAATTATCGGTTCCACTATGCCAACGACATGGCGGTGCATGAAGGAACAACCGCGCTCATGTGGGCGAGCATGGGAGGCTCCTTGTCCGTGGTGCGGCTTCTGTTGAGCCGAGGCGCGCGCGCCGATCTGAGAGAGAGTTATTTGATGCACGGCGATCCACCGAGGGAGCGTGGTGGGACCGCGCTCGAAATCTCGAGGAACACGGATTTCCCGACGAGCAGGGCTATCCAGCGACTACTCAGAGCACGCCTTCGCCGCCACTGA